TATATCCATAATGAATTTCTTTGAGGGAAGTAAAGAGAAAACAATAGATATAGATGAAACCACCGAAGCTGAATAGCAAGTACCAAGCATTTGGAAATCAATCAAGATATTTTTTAGTAACTGGAGGTCGTGGTAGCGGTAAGTCATTTGCAGTAAATGTATTTCTTTTATTGCTCACTTATGAAAGAGGTCATAAGATATTGTTTACGAGATATACAATGGTCTCTGCCGCATCTTCAATTATACCAGAGTTTATTGAAAAGTTGGAGCTTATGGGTGTGGTCGAAGACTTTAGGATAACTAAAGACGAGATCACAAATATAAAAACAAAGTCTAGTATATTATTTAAAGGTATAAGAACTGCATCAGGAAACCAGACTGCCGCACTCAAATCATTAAACGCAATAACCACGTTTGTACTAGACGAAGCTGAGGAGCTAACAAACGAGGACGACTTTGATAAAATAGATCAATCCGTTAGGGTGAAGAATAAACTCAATAGGGTAATTCTGATTCTTAACCCAACAACAAAAGAGCATTGGATTTATAGTAGGTTCTTTCAAAACAGAGATATACCAGAAGGCTACAATGGGATCAGGCAAAGCATCACCTACATACACACAACTTACTTAGACAATAAAGATCATTTGTCCATATCATTTCTAAATCAAATACAAGATATCAGAAGAAGAAGACCAGAGAAATATACTCATCAGATTATGGGAGCCTGGTTGGAGAAGCAAGAAGGTGTAATATTTAGAAACTGGAGAATAGGCGACTTCAATGAGAATTATGACATTTACTACGGTCAAGACTTTGGATTTAGTATTGATCCGACTGTTCTTACTAAACTCAGTATAGATAAAAAGGGAAGGCGTATCTTCTGTAAAGTAATGTATTGTAAGGTAGGATTATCTACATCACAGATTGCAGACTTTAACATAAGATATGCAGGACCACAATTAATAATATCAGATAACTCTGAGCCGAGACTTATTAAAGAAGTCAAGGCGAAGGGAGTGAACATAAGACCGACCATTAAACGCAGTGGGTCTATTCTATCTGGTATTGCATTACTTCAAGACTTTGATTTAATAATAGATCCTGACTCTACGGATCTTGTCAAAGAATTAAATAATTATGTTTGGGCAACAAAAGGTCAAACAAAACCTGTCGATAAATTTAATCACTGCATCGATTCAATCCGCTACGCAGCTCAATACGCTTTAGAGGGATTTAACAAAGGCACTTACTCTATTCGTTAAACGCAGTAGGTTAATCATTAAACGCAGTAGGTTTATTGTTAAACGCAGTAGGTCAAGCAGATACACAAAAAAATAATTCACATTTTATACACAATTATTAAAAAAAGTTTTATATATTGCATCCAACAAAACAATTTTAATATGGAAATAAATACAGAAATTAAAAACTTGCTCATTGATTTTAGAGACATTGTTGATGAGGAAAAGTGGTCAGTACCAAAGTATATGGATTATTACCACAGAATTACAAATGTCTTAAATAATATAGATAAAACTAAATAATATATTACATGACACAAAAACTAAAACAATTTATAAAAGAGTCCGAGAATGGTAAAATATTCTCGGCTACCTTCATTAAGAAGGATGGAACCGAAAGGAGAATGAACGCAAGGCGTGGAGTCTCTAAAGGTATAACAGGACAGGGAATGTCTTTTGATCCAATGTCAAAGGGATTGCTTGTTGTGTTTGATATGCAAAAGCTTGCATACAGAATGATTAATCTGTTTACTTTAAAACAGGTTAATATAAATGGTAAACAAATAAAACTTTAAATAATTTAAAAACAAAACAAATGAAAATTCAAGAATTTAAAAAAGCTATGAAAGAAGTTTTCGGAGATAGATTTATTGACGGAGACGGAACAGGTACATTGAACCTTAAATCAAAAAAAGATGACTCGATTGAGTTAAGAGAATCAGCACACAAATTATTATTCCAGGGAAATGCTAAACAAAAATTAGAAGGAGCTGGAATGTTAAAGGTGCTGGATACGTTAAACTTAGATAATGGTAAAACAAAATAATTATGGCGACAAGATGTACAATTAAAATAGAAGGCGTAGAATACGCAAAGATATATAAGCACTGGGACGGATACCCAGAAGCCAATTATATATGGTTGAAAGAGTTTAACGATAGATTCAATAAGGAGCGAGGGGATGACCCAAGCTATAAGTTTGCTCAATTACTTAGGTTTGCCAGTAAGTACGGCGAGGAGTTTAGATTAGATCAATCTGAGTTTACAGGTTGGGGTGTAATTAAATATGATGCGGAATGTTGGGAGGAATATGAATATTGGCTCACAGACAAAGAGGTGTTAGTTTATAGAGTCAGCTTTGACGAGAAAGATAATCAATACTTAGAAAGGATACAGGAAGATGAAATTCAAAGTATGATTAAAAACTTAAATGAATCATTAGCAAAAGGTATATTATGAAAAAGACAAACAATAAAAAAAATGTAGTTGATGAGTATAGAAAAGATGGCGTTACACGTCATCAAGCCTTATGTCAATTATATAATACTTTATCAAATGATGACTTAATTGATTTGATAAATATGGGTAGAGAAAGGTTTTTTGTTTATAATCATAAAGATAAAACCTGCTACGACTTAGAGTTTTGTTGTGACAATGGATCACAAATACAAATAAACTTTGAATAGTTATGAGAACATTTGGTAAAATATTAAGAATGTTTTTTAGGTCTAAGGGAACACAGACTTGGCTTTGTGTTCCTTCCATTATGGAGACTAAAGAAGATAAAGAAAAGTTTATAATGGATACGATAAACTTTTTACAGGAAACAATTAAAATTAAATAATATGGAAAAACTAGAACAAGAACTTAATTGGTGGAGAGCATACGGAGAGTATGTTTTTAGAGTGCATAAATACGTAGATGCTGAAGCTAGCGGTTATGCTGACGGAGATGATGAATATGAGTACTACTTTAATCAAAATGCAGATAATTTATAAATTAAATAATATGAAACAAAGAGAAAAAATAATAGAACTTGCAGATGGCATTATAGATTATATGTCAGAGCAAATGATTATGCCTAGAATCTTTGAAGATTTTGGGCACGAATTAGATGCTGAGAAGTATGAAGATATTTCAAATGCAGTTTACGAACAAATAAAATTAAGAATGTAATTATGACAAATAGAGAAGACTTGGCAAGAGTGCTAAAAGATTATCAGCATTTGGTGAATCAATACCAAAAAAAAGAATCAGAGTCCGCAC